GCCATCCCGCTTCATCTCGGCCATGGCCCGCAGCGTGATGGCCGTCTTGCCCGCGCCCACAGGGGCCAGGATCATGGCGCGGTCGCGTTCGTAGAGGAACGTCACGGCGTCGTTCTGGTAAGGTCTAAGGGCGAGCGTCAAGATAGGCTCCGATCACTTCTGCCGCTGCTTGCGGGACGATGGCATTGCCGTAGGCGCGCAGGCGTCCCACGCGGGCGGGAGCCCCATGAGCCAGCGGGAATGTGCCGGGTTCAACTGGCCGCCACTTTCCATCGCGGCAGTGGAGCCAGTCAGCATCTCGCCAGTGGCCGTTAGTCGGGCGGGGCCGGTCAGCATGTGCGCCTGTTTCGCTAGGTTGCTTTGAGACGCACCCGGCCTGCTCCATTCCCGTGCCATCGCTTCCGGCGACATGCGGCTCTGATTGTCGTCCTGCACCGATGGGGTGCCCCAGCCCGCCATCTGCGCCGCCCCACCCATCAGCAGTTCGCCCTTGCGATTTCCGCCCCGGCTCGTCTGCCCGCCCGTCATTGTGTTGGGCGTTGGCCAGCCCGCCAAGTTCGCCTGTCTCGGCAACTGGTCGAACCGCTCCGAGCCGTCCTCCCTCGGCCTGATGTCCGCGCCGCTGTCCTTCCAGTCCCTGGTGGTGGTGGTCACCCAGCCGGTCAATGCCGCTTGGGTGTTCAGCCCTCCGCTGCGCGTCCCATCCAGTTTCCTGATTCCGTTCATGTCGCTCGTCGTTGGCGTCAGCCAACCGCTCTCCAACAAACCAGAGGCGCTGGCGGATGTGCGGTGCGCCGACGCCCGCAGCGCACAGATCAGCCGCCCCAAGGGCGTAGCCCGATGCTTCCATGTCAGACTGTACAGTGTCGAGCCAGCCGAGGCCGTCCTTGCTCGCAACCTGCTCTCCAAAGACAACTGGAGGATGGCACTCGGCGATGAGCCGGTGGAACTCAGGCCAGAGGTGACGCTCGTCGGCAAATCCTGCTCCCTTTCCGGCGGCGCTGAAGGGCTGGCAGGGGCAGGAGCCGGTCCAGACGGGCCGGTCGTCGGGCCATCCTGCGAGACGGAGGGCGTAGGACCAGACGCCGATACCGGCGAAGAAGTGGCACTGCGTGTAACCCTTGAGGTCGCCCGAAGCCACGTCCCGAATTGATCTGTCATCTACGTCACCTTCCGCTATCAGTTTACTGTCGATCAGGTTGCGCAGCCATTGGGCTGCGTAGGGGTCGAACTCGTTATAGTATGCCGCCATTCGTCTATCTCCGTTTTTGACCATAGTGTCGTGTAGTTTTGTCCGAGTTCCTTCATGCGGGCCGCGAAGAGTTTCTGGAGCGGTGACAGCCGCCCGCCGGGGGCTTTGAGTTCCACGAACCACACGACGCCGCCTGGCAGGCAGGCGATGCGGTCGGCCACGCCGCGGTGGTTGGGCGACTTGAACTTGTAGGCCGTCCCGCCCATGCGCTGCACCGTCCAGACGAAGTACTTTTCGATCTCACTTTCGCGTACCATGACCATCCTCTAACAAACAATGCTTGACAGGTCAACAAGAAATCTGTAACGGTTGACGAAACAACAGGAGACGACAATGGACGAGATCGCAGAAATTGATTTGAAAATTGCAGACGCAAAGGCGCGCGTTAAAGAACTGCAAGCGGAAAGACGAATGTTGCTGCAAAAAAAAGCGCACATTGTAGCCGCGACAAGCGCCAAACGCGGCGTATTTATAGACATTGACCGCGTAAAGTTAAGTTGGACCGATTTGAGTTTGAGGTCGCGCAACGTCGTGCGGTTTATGGGCGCTGAAACAATACACGGGCTAGCACAACTGACCGAGCGGGATATACTTCGGGAGCCAAACGCAGGTGCTGTGGTTGTGGAAGAGATAAAGGACTTTTTGCTTCAGTTTGGTCTTACATTGAAGGGTGGCGAATAATGGCCCAACACTCTAACATCGTCGGCGGCTCGACCGCCAAGCGTGTCATTGCGTGCCCCGGCAGCGTCGCGCTTGTGCAGCAGGTGCCGCCCAAGCCGTCCAGCAGTTACGCCGACGAGGGCACGCTGCTGCACAACGTCATCGCCACCATTCTGGAGACGACCAAGAGGCCCGAGGAGTTCCTTGGGTTGATGTACAACGGCATCGAGTTGACGGAGGACCGGCTGGAGCGCAAGCTGCTGCCCGCGTTGGCGGTGCTGGATGAGATCGACCCGGATGGACAGTTGGAATACGCGGTCGAGCAGGTGGTGGGCTTTGGTGACGCTCTCCCTGGTGTTTTTGGTTCCGCCGATCTTGTTGGCCGGATTGGCAATCGCGGCATTCTGCTGGACTGGAAGTTTGGCGATGGCGTGCCTGTCGAGGCTGAAGAGAACCCGCAGGCGCTCTTCTACACGGCTGCCGCACTTCGCACCGAGGCGACACGCTGGGCCTTCGAGGGCGTCGAGACGGTCGAGGTGATCATCGTGCAGCCGCCGCATGTGCGGCGCTGGGTGACGGACCTCGACCGGGTGCGCCGCTTCGAGGCCGAACTGATCATGGCTGTCAAGACCGCGCAGCGGCCGGACGCGCCGCTGGCGACCGGCGACCACTGCCGCTGGTGCGCTGCCAAGTCGATCTGCCCGCTGGTGAACGGTGCCGTCGAGCGCGCCAAGCGCGAGAACATCAAGGCGGTCAACGTGGACCGTCTGACGGAGGCGCTGGCCAGCATTGAGCTGCTGGAGGGCTGGATCAAGGACGCCCGCGAGATGGCTGTGACGCTGTTGGAGGCGGGTGTTGAGGTGCCCGGCTGGAAGATGGTCCCGAAGCGGGCCACGCGGCAGTGGGTGAACGAACAGGCGGCATTGACAGCCCTTGCCGAAGCAGGCTGTAGTGCTACGGAATTGACGGAGTTGAAGAGCCCGGCGCAGGTCGAGAAGGTGCTGAAGAAGCACAAGCTCGCCATGCCGGAGGGGCTCATCACCGCCGTCTCATCGGGTGACACGCTGGCAACCGCGGATGATCCGCGCCCGGCGTCGTTGCAGGTCGGCAAGCATCTCGCTGCTGCCCTTGGTAAACTTGTCTAAGGAAGGACAATAAGATGAACGCTATCGTGTTTTCTAAGGCCAATCTTCCCTCCGTCCAGAACCTGTCGCAGGCACTGCGCTCGCTTGATGCGAGCGTTGGCGGCGGCGACAGCGCTGCGATCCTCAAGATGGACAAGACCGGACACTGGGTGTTCGGCGCTGACCAGACCGAGGTCGAGGACGGCAGCACCTGGGCCGTCAATCCGTTCTCGTTCGTGCACGGTTACATCGCCTGGGGCGATGGCGAGGTGCTGGCCGAGAAGATGGTGCCGGTCAACGAACCGCTGCCCGAACTGGACCCCGCGCCGCCGCAGGCCAAGCGCGGCTGGGAGCTTCAGGTCGGCATGAGCCTCAAGTGCATGTCCGGCGAGGACGAGGGGCTTGAGGTGCGCTACAGCGTGACCAGCGTCGGCGGCAAGCGTGCCGTGCAGAAGCTGGCCCTTGACATTGCGGCGCAGGTCGAGGCCGATCAGGCCAAGCCGGTGCCCGCGGTGAGGCTGAAGAAGGACCACTACACTCACAAGTCCTACGGGCGCATCTTCACGCCCGTGTTCGAGGTCGTGAACTGGCTGGGGCTTGATGGCCAGACGGAAGAGACGCCCGCAAGCGAAGCGCCGGTGGATGCCCCCACCCGCCGCCGTCGCAGCGCGTAACGGGCGAGGGGCGCGGTTTCTGCCGAGGCCGCGCCCCGACCACATCCATGACAATACTCTGGGTTGACTTCGAGACCCGCTCGCGCTGCGACCTGCCGAGCCGGGGCGTGTACAACTACGCGCAAGACATCTCCACACAAGTGCTCTGCATGTCCTACGCCTTCAATGACGAGGACGTGCAGACGTGGACACCCGATCAGTCCTTTCCACAGAAAGTTTCGGCGGCAATTCTTTCTGGCGCACAGATCCGCGCCCACAACGCCGCCTTCGAGCGGCTGATCTTCTGGTACGTCATCTGCCCTGACCACGGCGTGCCCGAGCCTGCGCTGACGCAGTTCTACTGCACCGCGACGCAGGCCCGCGCCAACTGCGCACCGGGTAGCCTGGAGGACGTGGGCCGCTTTGCGGGCGCAGGGATGCGCAAGGACCACCGTGGCGCAGCACTGGTGCGTGCGCTGTCCATCCCGCAGGCCAACGGCACGTTCCGCGAGGACGCCGGGTTGATGCAGGAGATGATCGAGTACTGCGAGCAGGACGTGCGCGCCATGCGGGCCTTCTCGAAGGCTATGCGCGGGCTGACCGACGAGGAGCTGCTTGACTACCACGTCAACGAGCGCATCAACGACCGCGGCGTGCGCCTCGACCGCCCGCTGGCGCAGGCAGCCGTCAAGTATGCCGCCGCCGAGCAGGAGGAGATCGAGACGATCTTCCGCGAGATCACGGGGCTCACCAGCGTGCGTAGCCCCCGTATGCGCGAGTGGGTGCTGGAGCGCGTTGGGCCGCAGGCACGGGCCATGATGATGGTCTGGAAGGACGGCGAACAAAAGGCTAGCATCGACAAGACCGTGCGGTCCAACCTGCTGGCGATGGAGAACCCTGATGAAGTATCCCCGGAAGTCCATGAGGTGGTGCAGTGCGCGGACGATCTCTGGGCATCGTCCGTGGCGAAGTTTGAGCGAGCTGCATCGCTCTCAGATGATCTCGACAGTCGCGTCCGGGGTGCGTTTGTATTCGCTGGCGGAAGCGCTACGGGCCGAGCATCAAGCTACGGATTACAGGTACACAACTTCCCACGAAAATGTGCCAAAGAGCCTGAACTAGCCCGCCAGGCACTCGTGCGCGGGCATCAGATCGTGCCCGAGTTTGGCAAGCGCGTCACCGACGTGCTGAAGTCGATGCTGCGCCCGGCGCTGATCCCGGCCGAGGGCAAGTCCTTTGCCGTGTTCGACTACGCCCAGATCGAGGCCCGCGTCACGCCGTGGCTGTCGATGGACGGCGAGGAGACGCTGGACGTGTTCCGCGAGGGCCGCGACATCTACGTTGCCGTCGCCGCGCGCATGTTCAACGTCGAGGAGACGGCCGTCACTGACGAGCAGCGGCAGCTTGGCAAGGTGGCCGTGCTGGCCTGTTTAGCCGAAGACACGTTAGTGTTGACGGATAACGGATGGAAGGCTATTCAGGAGGTAACACAACTCGACGCACTATGGGACGGTGAAGCATGGGTGACGCACCAAGGAGTAATTCCAAGAGGTGTAAAGCAGACTGTCAATGTGGCAGGCATCGACGCAACGCCGGATCATTTGTTTCTTGCAGCGAACGAGTGGGCCGAGGCGCGGCTACTCGCTTCAAGCGAACCGTTGCTTTGCCGAGCGTTGGCGACAGGTTCGGAGAACTTGCCATCATTGGTTTTCAAATCGGTCCCGCTGGCGGGGTACGAGGCGCGATTGTGCAATGCTCGTGTGGTGCCGCCCCTCACGTCGCCGCTCTTCACAACCTTAGAAACGGCGCTTCTACGCGCTGTAATACGTGTGCAAAAAAAGCTACTGGACATTGGATTAAGAATTACTTCCGGTACGCAACCGTTTGTCCAAATGATGCGCATCGGCGGCGACTTCTTAATCGTTTGTCCGCTTGCAAAAACAGGTGCCACAACCCAAACGACCGAGGGTTCCCAAACTACGGCGGGCGAGGTATTCGTCTTTACAAGCCGTGGCACACTGACAAAGTTGCGTTCCTTGCGTACGTTATGTCGCTGGATGGCTGGGATCAGCCGCGCTTGGAACTGGATCGTATCGACGTCAACAAAGGATACGAACCCGGCAACTTACGATTTATCTCAAAGCGCGACAACTGCAACAACAAGCGCAGCATTCAAAAAATGCAGCGATACATCCTCGAACTTGAGGCGCGTCTACGACATTGCGTATGCGGGGCCTCAAAATCGCTTCACAGTGATGAGTGCAAGGGGGCCGCTGATAACACATAACTGCGGGTTCGGCGGCGGCGTGGGCGCGTTCAGCGCCATGGGCCGCGTCTACGGCGTCCACATGCCCGAGAGCGAGGCGAGGCGCACCGTGGACCTGTGGCGCCGCGCCAATCCGTGGGCCGTGCCGTTCTGGTCGGATCTGGAGCAGGCCTACACCCGCGCCATCCGCAACCCCGGCGAGGTGTTCACGGCGGGCCGCGTCCAGTACATGAAGCAGGGCGACCACCTGTGGTACGCGCTGCCGTCGGGCCGCGTGCTGTGCTACCCCTACGCGCGGTTCGAGGAGGACGGCGTATCCTACGCCAAGGCGTCGTGGAAGCCTGCGGCGGATGCCAAGGAGTGGCCACGGGCGCGGCTCTGGCGCGGGCTCGCCTGCGAGAACATCGTGCAGGCCACTGCCAACGACATCCTGCGCGAGGCGCTGCGCGGTCTGGACGCCGCGGGCGTCGAGGTCGTCTTGCACGTCCACGACGAAATTGTAGCCGAGGTTGATACAGAAAAATCAGAAGAATTGGCAGCCGCGATGCAGGCTGTTATGGTTACCCCTCCCGCGTGGGCTGAAGGGCTTCCTTTGGGTGCCAGCGGCAAAGTGCTTGCTCGTTACGGTAAGGCATGAGGTGAACCATGAAGAACGTACTGCTTGCGGCTCTGGCCGCGCTGCTGATCTCCACCGCCAGCGTTGAGGCCCGCGAGCCCGGCCAGCCGAGGGGTTGCCCGTCGCGCTGGTGCGGTTGCTATCTGGCGCACTATTTCGGAATGCCGCATCGCAAGGATCTGTGGCGCGCACGGAACTGGGCCCGGATCGGGCGTCCGACGCGGGCGCGGATCGGCGCCATCGTCGTCTGGCGCAATCACGTCGGCGTGATCGTCGGCAGGACAGCCAAGGGCTGGGTGGTTAAATCCGGCAATGACGGCAACCGCGTGCGGTCGCGGGTGAGATCGGTCAACAACGCAATCGCGTTCCGCACGCTGAAGTAACGACGACAAGAGGAAACAATGTCAGACCTTCTAGAATACTTGACCGGCCTTGCGCCGGACGGCGAAACAGCCCTGATCGTGCGCCAGAAGCCCGTCATGTACGACGGGCAGCAGGTCACACACCGTGATGGCACCCTCAAGTTCACATGGCCCGCCTTCCTGCCGTCGCGTGTGCGCAGGGGCGGCGAGAGCTGGTTCATCAACACGGGCTCGTTCATCATCGACCGTTTCGATGGCAAGCCGTCGGCGTCGGCGGCCAACTGCGAGTTCGTCCTGTTCATGATGCTGGACGACATCGGCACCAAGTCCAAGACCCCGCCCGTGCCGCCGACGTGGATCGTCGAGACGTCGCCCGGCAACTGCCAGTGGGGCTACGCCTTCAAGGAGCAGCCGACCAAGGCTGAGTTCGTCGCGGCCATCACCGCCATTGCGGCCGCAGGCTATACCGACCCCGGCGCCACCAACGCGGTGCGCAACTGCCGCCTGCCGGGCTCGCCTAACCTCAAGCCGGGGCGTGACCTGTTCCCGGCGCGGCTGGTCGAGTTCCACCCCGAGCGCGAGTACACGCTTGCCGCCATCTGCGAGGGGCTGGACGTCACGCCAGCGCCCGCCGACAGTGCTGGGCCGCAGGTGATCCGCCTGCGCGACACGGGCTCCGACAGCGTGCTGAAGTGGCTCTCCGAGCAGGGGCTGGTGCTCTCCCAGGTCAACCGCGAGGGCTGGTGCGGCGTCGTCTGCCCAAACCATGCCGCGCACACGGACGGCCAGATCGAGGGGCGTTACTCGCCCGTCAACCGGGCGTTCTGCTGCTACCACTCCCACTGCGAGCATCTTGACAGCAATGCGTTCCTTGCATGGGTGGCCGAGCAGGGCGGGCCGACGGTGCAGGCGGGCTTCCGCGAGGAGCTGGTGGCCGAGCGCATGGCCATGGTGGCCGCGACGATCCAACCGACCGAGGCGTTCCCTGACGCGGCGGCCGAGGTCATCGCCGAGGTTGACCGCAAGGAGCTGGGCCGCCTGACCAAGCGCGAGTGGTTCAGCCGGTTTGCATACATCGTCGAGGACGACGCCTATTTCGACATGATCGACCGGCGGGAGATGACGCGCGGCGCGTTCAACGCGGTGTTCCGGCACGTCGATTGCAAGTCCATCCACACGCAACGCAAGGTCGAGGCGTCCGTCTGCTACGACGAGAACCGCCAGGGGGCGGGCGCGCGCGTGCTGCGCGGGCTGACCTACGCCGCGGGCGAGAGCGTTCTTGTCGCCAAGGACAGCGAGGTCTACGGCAACCGCTGGGTCAACGCGCGACCTGACCTGTCCGGCGTCGCGCCGGGCGACGTCACGCCATGGCTGGCCCATGCCGAGCTGCTGATCCCTGATCTGGTCGAGCGCGAGCACGTCTTCGACGTCATGGCCTACAAGATCCAGCACCCGGAGGTGAAGATCAATCACGCGGTGCTGCATGGCGGCGACGAGGGCTGCGGCAAGGACACGTTCTGGTTCCCCTTCATCTGGTCCGTGTGCGGGCCGGACCTGCGCAACCGCGGACTGGTGGACGCTGACGGCATCAATTCCCGCTGGGGCTACGCGCTTGAGAGCGAGATCCTGATCCTGAACGAGTTGAAGGAACCGGAAGCCGCGCAGCGCCGCTCGCTGTCCAACAAGCTGAAGCCGATCATCGCGGCGCCGCCCGATACGCTGACCATTGAGCGCAAGGGCCTGCATCCTTACGACATGGTCAACCGCCTGTTCGTGCTGGCGTTCACCAACGATCCCGTTCCGTTGTCGTTGCCGACGCAGGACCGCCGCTGGTTCTGCCTGTGGTCGCACGCGCCGCGCATGGAGAAGGCCGACGCGGTGGCGTTGTGGTCGTGGTACAAGAAGCAGGGCGGCCTCCAAGCCGTGGGCCGGTGGCTGCTCGACCGCGACGTGTCGGCGTTCAACCCGGCAGCCATGCCGCCGTGGACGGACTACCGGACGCGCCTCATTGAGACGGGCCGCAGCATGGCGGAGAGCTACGTCATCGAGCAGGTGCACAAGCCATCGCCCGAGTTCGCCGCGGGCGTCATCGCCTCCCCGTTCCATAAACTTTGCAG